ACAAAAGAAGGGTTGACAGATTCACAAAACGTTTCAGAAAACCTTGGAAATCATACATGGATGGGATGAGGAAAGATTACTTAAGCAAACTTAAAAAAGCAAAAACACCTGAAGACGCTCTATTAATTGATTTTGACGATAAGTTTTTAAAAATAGGCGAAGATATAGGGAAAGAATTCTTACCTGATATGTACAGAGAGGCAGCAGAAGCGACAATGGCGGCCTATCCTAAGAAGAGCCTAAAGAAAAACGCTTTAAATATTGCTTATTTCAACGAAGCAGACCCATTTGTAATGGAGAAGATTCTCAACCAAATCATTAAATTAAGTGACGAGATTTATGGCAACTCTAAGGTTCTCATGGAGCAAAAAATACGCACCGTTTTAGCAGAAGCGAGAAATCAAGGGCTAGGGATTAAAGATACGATGGATATGATCACAGAAAAAGCAGAAGAGGAGCTTCAAGGGTGGTCGGAATATCGATCAGAACGAATAGCGAGAACAGAATCAACAAAAGCCAATTCAATGGGTTCTCTGGAGGGTGCTCGTCAGAACGGGATGAATGCAAAAGCCTGGCTTCCTTCAGGATCAGCGAATCCGAGAGAAGAACATGCGGCAATGGATCCTGATCATTTCATCCCTCTAGATGCTTTCTTTTCTGTAGGCGGTGAACCGATGTACGGCCCTGGCGAAGGGTCAGCAGAGCAAGTCATTAACTGCGGATGTAGTCTGCTATTTGACTACATAGGAGGATAATATGGATATACGAGAAAAACAATGTATTAAAACGCTAGATGTAACGAAGCAAAACGGTAAAACGGTTTACACAGTTCTAGCCTCCTCAGGGGAAGTAGACCGAGATAACGAAGTAGTTTTACCTGAAGGGTGGATATTAGAGGATTACTTAAAACATCCTATCATAACAGCGGATCATAGAAACGAAGTGATGTACCAAGTGGGAGAATCTCTCAAAACGGAAGTCACAGAACAGGGTTTAATTGCGAATATAACCTATTACTCGAAACAAGGAAATCCTTTAGCGGACTGGTGTGATTTTATCGCTTCGCAAGGGAAAGCCGCTTATAGTGTATGGGCAAGGGCTAAGAATTATACGACAAATAAAAGCGATCCCGTGTTTCAAAGTTATCAAAAGAAACCAGACTTAATTATCACATCGCAGGCTTTAATGGACATTACTCAAACCCCTGTGCCATCCTTAGCAAGTGCATTACAATTAGGACTTGATAAGGAGAAAACACTGTATATGGCGAAATCTCTATTTCCTATTCACACAGAATGGTACGAGTGGGATATGAACGGGCGTAACGGCACACTGCCGACAATTGAAAAAATGATACAAGACGAAGTAAAGAAGCATATGACGACATTTAAGACCCCTCAAAACGAGGAAATGTCAGAATATGAAATGATTTGCAAAAGTTTTGGATTAATACAAGAAAAGAGGTAACTATGTCAGACGATTTAAAAACTGCACTAGACGAAACAAAGAAATTTGCCGAGGTGCAAGCAAAATTTAAAGAAGAAGTTAAGAAGAGTGTTTACGATGAACTAATCCCCGTGATTGACGAGCTGAAAAAGTCTCACAAAGAGATGATTGAAGCGATGGAAAAACGGAATGCTTTGGAAGCGTCACAGAAATCATTGAGTGATAAATCTGGACAGCCTAAAAACGCATGGCAGGAAGTCATTAAATGCTTAAATGACCCAACTTATTATGAGAAAGACGATGTTAAAAAGACCATTATGACCACCAACGTAGGTTCTCAATTAGGTTATTTCATCCCAACAAGAGAGATGGACGAGTTTAAAACCTATTTAATGCAAAACTCCTTCGTACGAACAAACTCAAACGTAATCCCTTCCGATCCGAAAAGTCCTGATGCGAAGCTGATTTTTAATAAGATCGGTCAAGCCGCCGACGGAACTCTCTCTAAACCGACTTTTGAGTATGTTGGAGAAGCTCACGCCCTTACGGAAACCGATATTAACGCTGGTCAACTCCAGTTAGAACCAAAAGATTGTGGTTTAATTATTTACGTCTCAAATAAATCAATGCGAAACATTCCCGCTGTTGAAACCTACCTAAAGAACTCGATTAACACAAGTGCTGCCGATATTGAGAACGAGAAATTTATGAGTGGTACAGGAGGACTTCAACCAACAGGGATAGTCACTTCTAAAGCTATGCAGATGGTTTCCAGAAACACAACGGGACAGATTAAACGAGAAGATATTATTGCAATGAAACAATACATGCTTGGTCGTGAAGAATCTCGTTATAAATGGTTGATCTCCAAGACAAGTTATGAGGCTATTGTTGAACTCAAAGACGCCACTGGTTACAAATTACTCTACGATGATGCCACCAAGACATTGGCAGGTATCCCTGTTATCTGGACACCTGAAGCCAGCGTGTATGGAGCTAAAAACGACCTGATGTTGATGAACTTTGACTGGTACTCGATCTTAGACGGCCAGAAACTCCTTATTGAGCTTAGTACACAGTATCGTTTTAACCAAAATCAAACCGCTATCAAAGCCACGATGAGTCACGATGGAGACACCTGGTTGGATCGACCAATCGTTCAAAAAGATACTTCCGTCGTAACCCCATTTATCGGCTTGGCAGCATAAGGAGGAAACAATGATTGATAATTTTGTAGACTTATCAGGAAGCTATTGTGGGTTAGAGAATCAAACCATCTCTAACACCAATGTAACGGGTGACTATTACCCCGCTGCGAAACACAACGTTTGGTTGATGACTGTCTCTAATTTAGTGGCTTCAAAAACCGCTATTTTAAACATCTTGCAGGCAACCGATGCGGACGGTACGGGAGCAAAAGATATTGATGATGATATTGATGGTACCGTTGCCGCTTCTGCGACTATTACAGGGCGTTCAAAAGCTACCATTTTAGATATTTTAGTCGACACCGTCACAAACGGAAAAACCGTTATCTTACAATGGAGTGGTGGAGGTTCAGCAACAACTTATACAAAAGCTGCAGCGACCGATACCACCGCCAACGAATTTGTAGATGCCGCTGGATTAGCAGCTTGTATAAACTATAGCCAAAGTACATATTTGACAGCTACAGTTGACGGAACCACCGTTACTGTTCGGTTAGCCAATCCTGAACTGGGTGGAACGATTACAGAAAGTGGCGTCCAGGAAACAGCCAAACTAATCACCACTACAGCTCATGCCCAATGTATTGTAGAAGTGGCACCTGATGCACTCGACGAAGCAAACGATTTTCGTTATGTGGCGGCTAAGATTACTACGAATGATACCACTCCTCCCACTTGTGGGTGTATTTATGTGCGAGAAGCTACCCATAGACCAGATACAGGGCATTGTAGCACGGTCGTGAGGATACACTAATGCTGTATTCCATTAAACTTAACGAACCTCTCGGAGTACGACTAGCTGGGAAGGCTCATATTCACATGCGTCCGAAGGGTTTTCAATGTACGATCGATGAACGAGAGTACGACAGAATCAATGGTTGGATAGAAGTTGTAGACATCATAGACGACAAAAAAACCTTCCATAAGATTCTCGAAGACCCCGTACCCGCTAAAGAAACACATGTAGAACCCGTTAAAGTTGAACCAATTAAAGAACCAGAAGTCATTACCAAACCTGCTAAAAAAGTCGTTACAAAGCCTGTGAAGAAGACAGAGAAAAAGAAATCGAGCAAAAAATGATCCTAGAAACCTCTGATCTGAAAACATATATTGGAGTAGATACACGGGATACAGTCAACGATGACAAATATACACAGAGTTTGGTATGGGCTGAATCTGTGTTATATCAGCATCGTTGTATTGGAGCACGGGCAACGGTAACAGAGGAAAAACATGATCCATCTGCTATCATCATCACAAAATTACTACCATTGTATTCCGTGACATCTCTCTATTTAGAAGACGTTGAACAGACAGAGGATGAGGATTATTTTGTTTATCCGTACTATGTTAAAATACCATATTTAAATGCAACAGAACCGAAATCTATCAAGTTAACCTATGTTGGCGGTGTAGCATCAGACGACACAGAAACCGAATTTATACAGGCATACTATGCCGCCAAACAGGCCATTTTGAAACTTGCTGCGTATGATTGCCAAAAGGGTGACACTTACAATGGAGGAAAAGACCTTGATTTGTATGAGACCATTAACCAGATCATGCGACAAGTGCCGGGGGCTCTCATTATATGATCAACTTAGTTGGCATGGAAAACCTAAAAAAACAGCTCCAAGAGATGCAAAGAGGAACTCTTGTTAAAACCGAGAGAGTTCTCACATTACTTGGGCAAAGCGCTGTTAATCGGGTTAAAAAGAAAGCTCCTAGAGGTGTTGGCAAGGGTGGTGGACTGATGGGATCGTATCGTTTTACAGTCACTCATAGAGGAACATCGTATGATTTGATTGTTGGAACGAACCAAGACTACGCCCCTGATGTAGAATATGGCTCAGAACCTCACTATGTTAGTGCTGATGATCTCTTATTATGGGTGAAGAGAAAACTGAACATACAAGACGAAGATGAGGCAAAAAAAGCCGCCTATTTCATTGCTAAAAAGATTCGAGAGTACGGTACTGAAGCACAACCACACTTAAGACCAGGCGTTCAAGAAGCCGTTGCGATAGACCTTCCTTTAATTATTCAGAAGGTACGCAATGTTTCTTGATCAAATTTTAAAACGTTTACAATCCAATGCCTATCCATGGGGATATAATGTGTTTTTGGACGATAGACCGTTACAAAACCATATCACCGTCATGATCAAAATAGGCGAAATATCTGTTACAAATGCATTAAGCGGAGACCGCAGAATGTATGATGGTCACCGCCTGATGTACGATTTTCACATTGTATCTTTAAACGATACAGAGCAGTACGAATTGGTTTTGTGGGAAGTTCTGAACGAAATGACCTGTAAACCTGTTGAGTATTCACACTATAGAAAAAAAGATGGGAACTTCTTTCACTCAATCGAAACGTACACCTTTATATCGCAGAAATGGAGGTCTTTTGATGAGCCAATCTGATGAGAAGAAAGACTACAAAAAAGTAGAGAAAAAACCCGTAAAAAGAGTTCTCGAAATTGTAGTCGATAGTTCCAATGTGTATTTAGACGGCAAAATGATACATGCACGAAAACCCACCTATACACAGGGTGGGGATGTATTCATTCCACTGTCAACGTTATCAAAATTATTCCCAAACTGTCTGAAGGGCGGGAAAATCAAACTGGAGGTAACAAATGGCTGATATAGCAAATCAAAGCGTAAACTGGGAGGGAGTTAAATTGACCACCACAGCAGCCTCTGCAGCCGGTGATACTATCACTGGGGTTGACACTCGCTCCGCTCTTATCTTTTTTAATGCTTCCGCAGGCGTTATTACTGTCACTATCGCAGCGACAGGTTATGATAAGTATGGTGAATTAACCATCCACAACAATGATGTAGCAATTCCAGCGGGAGAAGATTGGGCAGTAGGAGGGGATTTCTTCGCCAAGAACTTTGCTGACAGTTCTGGCGAATGCACCCTCACTTACTCAACCCATACTGATTT